TCTTCATATTTACCTTCATTACCCGTATATAATTGATGTATTAATATCATTGAATTCTCTGTCATATATCTATTGTCTCCCACTACACTTATTAATGATGCAGCACTTGCACTATATCCATCTACATATGTATTTACTGGTGTATTTAAATTCTCTATTAAATCTACTATATATAATGTATCCATTAAAGACCCTCCATAACTTTTTATATGTAGATTTATTGGCGGCGGTTCTGTTTTATACATTAGTCTAAATAAATTACCGTTGAATTCTAAATCATTTAATTTATTTTTTAATTCATTGCAGCTTTCATCACTTACTCCACCATATAAATATATATTGTTTCTTTCTACTCCTAATGTTGTTTTCATGTAATTTACATTTTCTTCATTATGATATTTTATTGGTTGTTCTTTATTTACTGGAAGTTCTATCGGTTCATGTAATAGCGTACTTGCTACTAACGACTTACCTATTATTCTTGTTAATTCATTATTGAAACTAGTTATTGTTTTTAAATACAACAATATTAATAATATTATTCTCATTTTACTTATTCCTTTTTTCTTTTTAATATGTATTTATTTTTAAAATTATATATATATATTTTTAAATGAGCGATTTTAAACAACTTTTATCTACTAATTTAGATACTTTAAATAACCAACAACTTTTTACTCTTATTGAAGGGTTGGAAAATTGTATTTCTATTAAAAAACATAATGGCAAATATGATGCTGATTTAAACACTCAAGTTAAATTATTGAAAAATCATCTTCAAGAAGCATGTAAATTTTATTTAATTAATCGTTTTGGTAATAGTGATATTATTGTTAAAATGAATTTATTATTTCCTTCCTATATTAATGGTATTGCTAATGACCATATTATTATTCATTGTGCACCTATTGATTATGTTCCTTATTGTGTGTTTTATTTTATAAGGCTTGTTGATAATTGGAAATTTGGATTGTTTCATAGAAATGCTGGTCATGTTAAGCAAGTTAAGGTTGAAGGTGATTTTAAACCGTTAGTATTTCAAGAATACCATAAAGCTTTTCCACATGTTGAATATAGTCTTGGATATGCTGGACGACCTGGAGGACCTGGTTTTTATATTTCCACTAGAGATAATACTATTAATCATGGTCCGGGTTCTCAAAAAAGTACTACTGGGGAAGCTGATGGTTGTTTTGGAATAGTATATGATGAATCTTCCAAATTAGTTATTGAAAGACTCAAGAAGATGCAAGGAATGAACGGAAACGCCGGATTTATAACAAATAAAGATAATTGTGTTAAAATTTTAAATTATGAATTTATTTGAATTTATTTGAATTTATTTGAATTTATTTGAATTATTTTTATATTTTCATTTATTACATGAATCAAATAAACGAAATGAAAAATGGAATTAATATTTATACAACCGATGAAGAACCCTTGCATTATTTTTACTTTATGAAGTTTTGTAATTATTTAGAAAAAATATATGATAGTATTGATTACATTATCAATAATCATAGTGAAATATACAATAATATTAATAATATTGTAGTAGAACATCATATTTATTAGATGGAAAAAGTAAAATTTATCAGTATAACTAATTCAAATATTTAATTCAAATATTTAATTCAAATATTTATACAACCGTTGAAGAACCTTTGTTTGCATTATCAATAATCATAATAAAATATATAATAAATGATATAATAAATGATATAATAAATGATATAAATGATATAATTGATATCAACCTTTTTTACATTGGAGTGTCTTAAAATAAATTTTATGACTTACATATATATATGAAAATTGCAATTATCGGAGGTTCAAATAGCGTTCTTAATCATTCATATACAAATAAACTCAAACAAAATGATTATAATATCAAAAATTATGGTATTGGTGCTACAAACAGTATTTATGGAATAATACAACTTATTAAAAATGATATAATAAATCAATATGATCTAATTATTTATGAATATTTTGTAAATGATAATAATCATTTTTTTCAGAATGTAAATAATGTTGATAGAGTTGAAAAAACATTAATAGAAATAACGAATATGTGTATAAATTCTAATACTAAGTTGTTATTTATTTACATATATAATAAAGATGATAAAATTAGTAATAGATATTCAAATTCACCAATGTATTTGTTATATAAAAACTTTTCAAAAAATTATAATATAACAACTATAGATACATTTGAATTGTTATATTCAAAATTTCAAGAAAAATGGGAAAAATATTATCATGACCAAACACATTTATCAGATGAAGGAATGAATGTTTTATATTATGAAATTAAAGATAAATTGAAAATAACAACAGTTCCCAAAGTTATATCTGATAATAATTATAATGGATTTAAATTGTTAAAATTAATTTCTATTAGCAAATATTATAATACTATAAATTACACTAATTCATTAATTAATGTTGATTATTTAGAAATTTTAGATGAAATAAAAATAAAATTTAATAAAAAAACCACTATTCTTGCAATAGAATATCTTTGTGATATAGATTCGGGATATATTCAATTATCTAATAGTAAAAATGCAGTACAAAAAAATTTATTAAAAGATGAAACTTTTGTACGTGCAAAAAATAAAAAGATGGCATCATTAATTACAATGAATAAAAAATTATTAGAAGATGACGATTATTTAGTTATAAAAAATATAAAATATATAGAAGTTGATAATAATATTTATGATAGAGAAAAAATTACACATGAAGATAAGAGCAATAAGACTACAAGTTTAAAAATTATATCTATTTTAGTATCGGATAATGCTAGTATAATAAATATTTAAGAATAAAAAGATTTAACCATGTAAAGTTTATTTTACTAATGGATTTTGAGGTTTTACTATCACATGATGCAATGTGAGCATCAGCATATAATACTAATGTTTCATCACGTGATATAGTTCTTTCATTACTTCCAAATATACTTACTACTGGTAAAAAGATTTCAATTTTAGAGGGTCATAATCATCCTATATATTATTTTATAAAGTAAATATATTTTAATTATCTGAGGAGCAATATTAATTATTATACAATAGATGACATAAACTGTAAGGGTTGAAAGATATAAATAGTTTAATGTCAATAATGGTGTAGTCTATAACCCTGCAAAGTATTTGACAACCCCAACCCAAACAACCTTATTCGTACGTAGTATAATATGCAGTAAATATGGGTATTTATAGGAAACGAGAAATGAGTGGGAAAATGAGAAATGAGTTATAAAAAAACCATTGTTTTCAAAGGTATACAGACGATGGTAGACGATGGTAGACAATCGTAGACAATCGTAGACAATGGTAGACAACCTTACTAGATATGTGCAAAGTATTCAAAAGGTATTTTTCACATATACGCGACAATATGATAAGGGTTGATATACCGCAACATCAGAACATCAATATTATATGCAATAAAAGCAATAAAAGCAATAAAAGCAATAAAAGCAATAAAAGCAATAAAAGCAATAAAAACAATAAAAACAATAAAAACAATAAAAACAATAAAAACAATAAAAGCAATAAAAACAATAAAAAACATGTAATAGTTCAACCCTATTCGTTAGGGTTATATTTTTATATGGTTGTTAAGTTGATTGAAGACCGATAAAGGTATGTCTCTACAAATTTTTATTTCACTTACATTATCACGACACATGTGGCATTTTGATGTTGTTTTTAAAATCTCCAGTGCGCATTTATGACAACAGCCATGTCCACATTTGAACATAATCATTGAATCTAATTTAGTGTTATCTAAACATATAGTGCACATACTATTGTCTAGATAAGTACCCTCCTTGAAACACTCCACCATGTTTAACTTAATCTGTGATTTTTGTTGAGGTTGTGAATGATTATATACGGCTGCATAACGACTACGTATTGATTGTTCAATATGCTCTATTATGTGATAATTTATATTTTGGCTATCACCGCTTCCTTCCGCTTGATGGCGCATTATTTCTTTGTCTAGTACAACCGGACATGTTCTACGGTCATGCCCAAACTTATGGCATTCGCCACAACGACGGTTTACCGACAATCTGTTCCTTTGCTTGCGAATGTTTTCCACTATTGTAATTACACGGTTAATACTCATGACTTCACATATATCTTTTATGCTATAAAAGTATTTGATTTAAAAATTCAATTTTTTTTTATTTCACCCTACCAACACCACCCAATACCACCCAACAACAACCCTACCAACACCACCCAATACCACCCAATACCACCCAACAACAACCCTACCAACAACCCTGTCAATACCTCTACATATATTTATAGAAAACGAGAAATGAGTGAGAAAATAAGAAACCAGTTGTATTCTAATATACAACCCTACTAACACCGCCTATCAACAACCTTATCAACAACCTTATCAACAACCTTATCAACAACCTTATCAACACCACCCAACAACCCTGTCAATACTCCACACACATTTATAGAAAACGAGAAATGAGTGAGAAAATAAGAAATCAGTTATATTCTAATATACAACCCTACTAACACCGCCTATCAACAACCTTATCAACAACCTTATCAACAACCTTATCAACACCACCCAACAACCCTGTCAATACTCCACACACATTTATAGAAAACGAGAAATGAGTGAGAAAATAAGAAACCAGTTATATTCTAATATACAACCATATACAACCCTACCTATATACTACCTATATACTACCTATATACTACCTATACTCCACTCTATATTTTTCACTTCTCTCTTTCTTTTTTTTTTCTAACTTTTTTCATAAATTTTACTTTTTTTTTATACCTCTTCATTTACTTCATTATTTTTTATAAAGTTTCAAAAAAAAAAAAGTTGAGAGAAAATTATTTATCCTACTTTGGTAATTAAATTAATCGTATGCACTTTAGTATTTTACATTTCATTATTTATACTACCCTACTACTACCCTACTACTACTCACCACACACCAACCTACACACACCACCTTTCATTACATCCACCGCCTCATACTTATCACCACCACCACCCATTATATATACTATTCCTTCTTTATTTATTTTCTAGTTATATATAAATGGTTAAACAAACACTAAAAAATAAATTATTTAGAACAAAAAAAACCAAAAACAAAAAAAACACAAAAAACACAAAAAAAAATATTATTAAAAAGAAAAAAAATGATAAAATTAAAAAAAAATCATTTAAAATGAAAGGTGCAGGAGGATGGCTTATCATTTTTCATGCATTAAAATCTATACTTTCTTTTTCAACTAAATTAACACTTACTAGTGGTAAAGGACTTATTGAATTGTCTAAAATTGCATTTAAACATCCTATTTCAAGTTCATCATCTATTACAGGAGGTCTTGTTTTATTTGTAGATGGTAAAAAATATCTTATACCAGCATGTGCATTATGGAAATTTGTTTATAATATTAAACTATCACCACCAATTTTTAACTGGGAAAGAAATGCCCCATTTGATTTTTATTCCAATATTAATCA